ATATTCTGCAGTAATAGATCCATTTGATACTTGTTTAAGGATTGAAAGGCGTTTAGATTCATTATTTATGAATGATTTAGAGTTATTGAATCGGTTGAAACTTTTGGGATGCGATTGATTCTTTTTTGATGTAACTGATTGCCATTCATTTTTAAAATTCATTATTATTAATAATTCTATATTAAATTATCTTTATATTGTAAGAAAATTTACTAAAAAATCCATTTAATAAATATTATTGTTAATATACCAATATATAATGCAGTTGATGCTGCAATTGGATTTACCAATTTACAATCTTTTTCATCCAATAATTTTTTAAATGTGATCCAGAAAATAGATGTTATACCAATACTAACAATTCCAATTTTAAGCAATTTATAATCACGAATATTAATAATATATGCAACAAATGCACCCAAAAAATAATATGAAACCATTTTTAATAATGATATCAAATCATAATCTTTATCCTTTTTCTTAAGATTGATCATGTGATTAAATGAATTAAGAATAACAGATGTTGTAAGTGAAAATGTTAATCCCCCGATGTGTCCCACTTTATCCAGAATTGATATCATTAAGAAAAATCCAATTGAAAATATATCAATTAGATCAGATACTTGTTTCTCATCTATTTCAGTCTCTTTTAATTGATTCCCTCTATTTATATAAATAAAAAATCCAAGTGTCGTAATTATTGAAATCAATGAAATAACCTTTGATGAAATATCCCTCAATGTTATAATTCTATACAAAAAATTAATTGATATTGAACATATGATCATCCCAACAACATAATACCTCAATATATATATCGTATTCTTATCCAATTCCGCATATTTTCCAGAAACTGTTCCCGCAATATTACCTAATGCTGGAAACATAATGTATTTAAGCACATTATTCATTACACTCTAATTATAACACAGAATTTAGTATAAAGCTAATTTATTATTAATACATTATTAAATATGAAATCACTTCTACTCACATGTATCACCTCTATGATGATTTATTTAGGATCTGCGTTTCAAGTTCCCATAAATTGGGTGGAAACTGAGTATAATACTGAAAAAATAGTATTGGATTATTCTTTCGCAATTAAACAGGAAAATCCGGATCTAGTTTATGATGCACTTCATATTAAATCATTACCTGGATCATCTGAGTATGGAAAATGGATGACATATAATGAGTTAAACTATGCACTTGAGAATCCCATCGCAAACAATGTGGTTCATTCTTGGTTGAATGACAATGGAGTATATGATGTTGTTGAAAGGGGTGATATTATTGTTGCGAGAAGTACGGCGGCATTAGTTGAAAGTTTATTTGGTGAAAAAGTGGTTCAATATTATAATAAGGAGACTGGTGAGTATGTGTATGTGATTCCGGCGGACGTATTGCAAATTCCAGGGGATGTAGATCAATATGTGGATTTCGTTGGTGGTCTTCAGGGATTTCCGAAGAATTGTGTATCCAGAAGTAATGTTATTGGGGACGATTCGGGATTTGGATATATTACACCATATGGACTTCGTCAATTATATAATGTTAGTGTTGCTCCTGATTTTGAACATAAAACACGTCAAGCAATTGCGGAATTTACTGGAATGACATGTATTAATAATGGTGATCTCGCAATGTATCTTAATGCATCTGAATTGAGTGATTGTGTAATGACGCAATCGGATGTTATTGGAGAACCCTGTAATTTTAATACAACCTATCCTGGAACAGAGTCATCACTTGATATTCAATATCAGATGGCATTTCAGAATAGTCCGGAGGAATATTACATCAATGTGGGTGATTGGTTATTTGAGATGACCGTGGAATTAGGTGAGCTTTCTAATGAGGATTTACCTAAAGTTGTGAGTATGTCTTATGGATGGAATGAGGCGCAACAGTGTGATCCATCTGTATTTGGACAATGTTATTGGAATGCACCACCTGAGGAATATACACGTCGTGTTTGTTATGAGTTTGCTAAACTCTCACTTCGTGGTGTAACATTTGTTGCAAGTAGTGGTGATTCTGGACCAAGTGGTCGTTCAAATCTCGGATGTAGTCTTCCAAATCCATTCAAGCCAGTATTTCCAACGGACTGTCCATATGTGTTATCGGTAGGTGGAACTATGTTTGATAATGCAACATATGCTAATCACAATCATATGGATATTCCACGATTTTGTAGTAAATATGATTGTATTGTTGGAGGTGATGAAACAATTTGTAATTTTGATGCGTGCATGTGGACTTCGGGTGGTGGATTTAGTAATTATTTTGAGATGGGTTGGTGGCAATATGATGCTATTCAGGAATATTTAAATGGTGATACTGTAAAACCGAATAGATCATTCTTTAATAGTGAGGGACGTGCTTATCCTGATTTAGTTGTTACTGGGCATTCATATGCAACATGGATTGATGGTCAGCTTACACCAGTTGATGGAACGTCTGCGTCTGCTCCTACAGTATCAGCAATGGTTGGTGTTCTTAATAACTTACGTGCATCTCAAGGGCGTGGATCTCTTGGATTAGTTGGACCACTTCTTTATAATTGCACAGATTGTTTCCGTGATTTAACAGTTGGATTTAGTAATTCAACTGAGGGTGGGGATTGTCCTTATGGATATAGTGCTGGTATTGGATTTGATCCAGTGTATGGTCTTGGATCACCTGATTTTGGAAGATTATATGAATATGTGAAAAACTTACCTCAATAAAGATTATATTTGTGTTTTATTTTATATAAAAAATAATTAATTAAAATATTTAATTTATAAATTAAATATTTTTTAAATTTATCTTCTTATATTTTTTTGATAAATTACTCATTCCTAAATGCCTTCCCAACAGGAAAACGTGGAACACCATCCTCACTATATTCCTGGAAAATAACTGTCAGCTTTTTCCCAATATAATCATCAGCATTTTCCAAGAACTGCTGTCTTTCCTCTACAGTTCCACGTGGTCTTACTGAAAACTCTTTACCATCCTTGGTAATACATTCCCAAACTACACCACCTGAATCTCCCTCTTCAGCATGATATCCAATTACCTTGAATTCTTCATCCATAAAAGTCTTGTACTTCTGTAAATCCTTACTACGACCCTTGATCTTGTATAATCCATCCAGATTTCTCAACATAATTCCTTCATAACCATCTTCAATATATTTCTCATGCATCTTTAACATCTCCTTCTCTGATCCAACCTTCTCAGTATCACAAAGAACAATATATTTAGTACTAATATCTGAAAATAATTTCTTAAGAATAGCAAACCTTTGTTCATTCGTTTGATCAAGATTAGATAGATCAAAACAATCATATACATAATAATGTATAAGAAGTGATTCTTTCGCTTCTTCCAATGACTGTGTTTCTCTACGACAGATTCCAGTAATTGTTTCAAAAGGAAGAACATGTGAATATAATTCTCCATCAAAGTAAAACTGCGAACTAGATGAAACAAGCTTGATCATTTCAAAGAATTTCTTAAGATCATCTCGGATATGATTAAGATGATAAAAACTCTTTCCAGTTCTACTCTCCAATACAACATTGCCTTTTTTATCTAAATATGCTAAACAACGAAGTCCATCAAATTTAGGTTGTACATATGCTGGATAAGAGATTTTTGCACCACGAGTTTTCTGATAAGATCCAAGCTCATATGTATGAGCTAACATAGGTCTAACAACAGTTATCTGTTTTCCTTCTTTTTTCTTTGTTTCAGAGTAGCCCTCTTTCGTCTGTTTAGCTTTCCATTTACTGGTTGCTTCACTAACCCCTTGTTCAAATTTAGTGTTTTTACCTTTTCCACGCGGAATATTACGAGAATGCGTAGTTTTTTTACCATCCAATGTTCCGTATTCAGTTTCAATTGAAACATTATCTTTTGTATCCTGGACTACTTTAATAGTCCATTGATATTGTTTTCCTGAACTAGAAATTCCATATAATACAGGGAATAATTGTTCTTTAGAGGTCATTTTATTTATTAAGAGAATATCTTCTTATATCAATTGTAAGATAAAATAATCATTTTTTATATTATTATAATATAGGAAATACAATTTATGAATAATAAAATAATATTATTAACTATATCAATAATTATTGTATCCATAATTATTTATAATAGAAAATTGATTACAGAAAACTTTAATATATTTATTGATGTTGATAATAATTGTGATGATCAAAAACCAACACCTACGCCAACTCCAACTCCAACTCCAACACATCTACCTAAAAAATATCTTTGTAATAATGGAAAATGTATTGAACATCCTAGTGGAAATTATAACTCTTTAGATGAATGTAATGCAAATTGTTTAGCAAAAACTAGATATAATTGTGGAAATAGTGGTGAATGTTATGAAGATCCACATGGTGTATATGATAATTTAACTCAGTGTCAAGAAATGTGTGGAAAAGTATTTACAAGATATGATTGTATTGATGGAAAATGTGTTGGATCTGCTAGTGGAAAATATAGATCATATAGTGAATGTATTAATGCTTGTAAAAAAAATATTTCATATAAATGTTCAAGTGTTGGATGTGTAGTTGATAGTAGTGGTAATTATAATAGTTTTGAAAGTTGTAATTCAGACTGTTTTAAATTCGTACCAAGTGATCAAGTGAAATATAGTTGTATTAATGGTGACTGCAAACCAAATCAAGCAGGAAAATATTCTTCAAAAGATTTGTGTTTATCTGAATGTTCAACACCAACTCATTTAGTACCAATAGGATACAACTGTGGAACAAAGGGATGCGAACCTGTTTATAGTGGGACTCCTCAATACAAAACATTACAAGAATGTAAAAATGCTTGTGTGAAATCAAAAGGATATAACTGTGGAACAGATGGATGCGAACCAGTTTATAGTGGGACTCCTCAATATACTGATTTAAAAGACTGTCAAAATGCTTGTATGAACTATGTTCCTGGATCAGTACCAAAAGGATACAACTGTGGAACAAAGGGATGCGAACCTGTTTATAGTGAGAATCCTCAATATACTGATTTAAAAGACTGTCAAAATGCTTGTATGAACTATGTTCCTGGATCAGTACCAAAAGGATATAACTGTGGAACAAAGGGATGCGAACCTGTTTATAGTGGGACTCCTCAATATACTGATTTAAAAGACTGTCAAAATGCTTGTATGAACTATGTTCCTGGATCAGTACCAAAAGGATACAACTGTGGAACAAAGGGGTGCGAACCTGTTTATAGTGGGACTCCTCAATACAAAACATTACAAGATTGTATCAATTCTTGTGCAACAAATAAAATTCCTTCTCAAGAGTGGATAAACAATTATATTATGCAACCAGATCTAACAGCCCAAGGTGCCGCATTTCAAGGAATGTTTTATAATACAGTTCCAGGTGATAAATATGGTAAATTATGTGGAAAAACGGATTTTACTAATCAAGCATCATTAGTATGTGGATCAGTATGTCCTTTTGGAATGGAATTTACTAAAACGCCAACAGAACAATGTATAGATAAACAATGTCAGTCAAAACAACTTGCAATTGAAGGTTTTACTGGAGATACTTGTATTCGTGGTATTCCACCTGTTTCAGAAACAATTGAACCAAGACCAGATGATCTAAATTTTGTATTAACAACATATGCAACATCAAATGGTATTCTTCAATATAGTGCAGATGCATTAGCAACATATGTTAGTGATATTATAACTAATTTTTGTGTTCCTAAGAAAATTCAGATGTATAGTATGTATTTCACACCACCAATCGCAGGAAATCCACCTAAATATCAATTATCAACTGATACAAATATTACTTGGTATTACAACAATTTTATTGTTCCTTGTAATAATGCAGGTATAACCGCAGGATTAAATGTATATCCAAGTTTTAAAGACAGTCCTTGGAGAACACTTGCACAATCCGATGCAAAAACAGGTGAAATCGTTAATACATGGCCTGTTATAGGAGAATATATTAAGAAATTAAATAAAATGGCGGAAGATAATAATAAAAACGGAGTTGAATTCATTGTTTTTGATGGTGAAGAGTGTAATTGTACAGGGGGTGGAACAACTGTTATGGATTATTCTCAAATTAGATCAGAATTAGATGTATCAAGTGATTTTAAACTTTTACTTTCAGGAGATTATGGTCAATCTTTTGGTGATAAAAATGTAAATGATCTTGGATTTGGTGAAGTTTATTGGAATATTGGACAAAGCTGGCCTTGTAAGGGAAATCCTTCACAAGAAGCATATTATGCACCTGTATGTAAAGAGGGATCTTCTCATCGTGCATTTATAAATAAACCCCAACAATATATTAATTATTTGATTGCAAGTTCTAAAGCAGCGGATTCACCTATTTCAAAAAATACATATGTTAAATCTGATGGAACACAATATAATATTCCACTTTTCTCTGTTGAATCGCTTTATACAAATACTGATCAACCAATAAATGCAGGAATGATGTGTTCAGGACTTGCATACTATGGATCAAGTGATGTACCAACTGCTGCGGATAAAGTATGTGGTACTTTTGATGGATTTTCATATTGGGACTGGGATAATTTTGAACAGTTCCTTATTAAATTCGCTAACCAATTTGGTGGTCTTAAATATGTAGGTATATATGATTCAATGTTTATTCCACAACAATGGATGAGTGACAGTACATTTAATAACGTTGGATATGCACCTAATTTACCAACTCCATGGCCTGTTGATTGTTTAGATCTTAAAAATAAATGTAAAGAGGCTTGTTTAGCAACAGCACTTGTTAAATGTTATTCTGATGAAACATGTAATAATTATTGTTATCCAAGTACTGGATATTGTCACATTGGTACAGATGCACCATATGGTGCATGTAAATTCTCTCCACCAATTGATTGTACAGCAAAAGATAAATATGGAAATTTAGTAAATAAATGTAATATTCAATGTTTTACTATGGATAATAAAAAACCAAAAACATGCACAACAGTCAGTAAATGTAAATATCCAAGTGATTGTTCAGATGGTGATTGTATAAATACAACATGTACAGATGGTGAATGTAGATTTAGTTATAAATCATGTACAGGAGAATATAAATGTAAATGTCAGCATTGTATTAATTCATTAACAACATCTTGTAAAACAAATGATGATTGTAATTTCAAATCTCCTTGTACTAATTTATCAGGTTATTGTAATATTAAAGAAAAAGAAAATAGTGGTACTTGTCACTATAATCCACAAGTTGATTGTTCAATTAAAACGAATACATGTACGTCTCAATGTATTTACAAAAATAAAGGAAAGAAGTGTGCTGCAGATTCTACATGTATAAATGGATGTACTCAAGATGCAATTTCTGGATTAGGATTAGTTGGTAAATGTACGGGAGGAACATGTAGTATTACGGAGATTGATTGTACAAATGATAAAAATAAATGTTCAATATATTGTATAAATAAAAATAATCCATCTGTTAAATGCACAAATAATACCGATTGTACAACCTTTAAAGGTTGTTCATTACCTTCATCCTATTGTGAAAAAGGAGTTTGTAAATTTCATTTATAATAAGTTAAAAATCCTATATAAAAACTATTTTATTATAATAAATAATAATGAATTATTACTATTTATTAGCATCTGCCGCAGGAATTGCTTATTGGAAAAGAATGGAACTTCTTGATCTTTGCTTCACGGGATACGCAAAAGGTAAAATGTTTTTAGATAAACATTTTCCAAGAGAACCATTTGAACAAAGATTAGTTAAAATTCTACTTGATCAAGGAAGTTCAGGATATAAAAAAGATATTACAAATGAATTACGTAGTAGATTAGAAAGTGGAGAAGAAGTTGTATATGATGATGTAGAAGATAGTGCTTTAATTGAGATGTATTATACAGTTGGTGATCAGGAATATATTTGTTTATTCAATAATGCGACTCCTATTAGGTTTCCATTATATGAAAATGAAGACATTGTAAAATATCATGAAGGGTCACAATTCAAAAATAAAATTCTTAGTGCATCTCTTAATAATGAAGATTATACAGATTTAATCAATAAATATTATGGACCATTAGAAGATTTTCATAGAGGGATTGGAATTGCAATTCGTAATAGTCATATATTAGGTGGAATATTTACATTAGAGATCATTGATAGTTTTGCGGAAACTCACCAATTCAGAAGAGATGATGAATTAAATTTATAATATCTTATATTATAATAATAAGATATGTCCTCTTTAAGTATTAATAGCCCAGCACCTCTTAATTATTCCATGGCAGATGGTAATCAGTTCTCATATGATAATCGTGTATTCAAAACAGAAGATCAACCATGGTACAAAAAACAACAAGCAATGGGTTTAGTAAGAAACCCAGTATATGTTCCTCAAGGAACACCACTCCCACTTAAACACGAAGAACAGTATGTAGCACTTCCCGCAGATAGTATGTTTTACTTTGCACATAATAAGGCTTCTCCTTATTGCAGATCTACATTTTCTACATCAACTGGACAGGTATGTACAATGCGTGATCAGACTAATTTCATAGCAGAGAGAAGAGGGAATAACAAGAATTATCCCAATGGTGAGTTTTAATTATAATAAATAAAAAAAATTGAAATATATTTTATATAAAAATATAAAATATATATTTTAGTAAATGGAAAATAAAGTTATTACAATTCAAAAATGGTATAGAGGATCTATTTTTAGGTTAAAAAGAATGCCTTTAATCATGTATAAAGTACAAAGATATTTAGAATTACATAATATTAAATTTTCGGATGTAACAAAAGATGGAAGAGTAAATAGTAGCATTGATGAAAAATCTGTAATTGAAATACTTGTTAAAAAATTTGAAAAAAGGATCATTATTCCAAAAATTAGAATGTGGTACGATATCTTATTATATGATTATATTTATGGTTGGATACCGATCAATATCAAAATCACAACTATGAATACAAGTGATAATATTGGTAATTTAGCAACATGTGTATATTCATATTCAGATGAATATCTTGATCTTAACAAATCATATAATAATGGAAAGATGAGTGAAATATTATTTGAAAAATTAAAAAATAAGAAATATAATAAAAATCATAAAAAAGATTATTATTTTATTGTACTAAATAAAAATAATAAAGATATTATTATCAATAGTATTAAGGGATTAACAAATCTCACACCAAATATAAATAATCTACCATTTCAAATTTGTTGGAATAAAAATAGAAAATTTATATACAAAAATATAAATGATTGTATAAAACAATTTATTACATGTTTGAAAAAACCAAAACCAAGTTGGAAAGAAGTTTTCATGAAAAATATTAGATCCTTACATTTATAAATATTCTTTTGGAATATAAGAATTACTAATTTGACGATGTCCAATCTTAAATCTCCCAGAAAATATAAAATTATTCTTAAATACATTCGTATTCAAGTATGAAACTATTTTTTCTAAATCACACTTAACTTTCGGAATTAACATAATTAATCCACCTCCGAAATAACCAACTTTTCCAATAAACGCAATTTCCGATTTTCTTGTTAAATTATAAATATAAATACACTCTTTTCCTAAATTACTTTTAATAGATCGGATATTTCTAGGTGCTCCCCATTCAAACCAATTTCTTTCATTAAATTTTCTTATTTTTCTTTTAAGAAGTTCATCTTTACATTCTAATAAATATTTATCAATCTCTTTATTACCAGATGGATAATTATCTACATAAATATATTTATCAATCTTATCTTTTCCATTTAATACCTCTATATTTCCAAGATCTTTATTTTTATAAACAGCGTCTTTTCCACTTACAATTCCAACATAAATATCAAAATATTCTTTAAATGCGTAATAATTTTCTTGTTTTTCAGAGTTAAATGTAATTAAACCATTATTATTTGTTATATACAGATTTTCATTATTATATAATACTCTTTTTTCAATAACACTATTTTTACAATATCTAAATATAATAATATCTATTGATGCATTTTCAAACAATTTCTCATTATGTGGATGATATATATGTGTAAATGACCCATTTTCCATCATTTTATTTAAAATTTTAGATGCACTTGTTAATTTTAAAAAATCAGATGGAATAATAAATATTAATTCTCCATTATCTTCAAGTAAATTATAACATTTTTCAATAAAATCAATATATAAATTTCCCTTTTTTGTTTTTACATAAGGTGGATTACCAATAATTGTATTATATTTTTTATCAATTATTTTCTCGAGAAAATCTCCATAAATAACTTTATCTCTATCAATCTCACTCAATAACTTAATATCTTTATCAATCTCATACATATCAAATGTAATTGTTGGATTCTTGGTAATAACAAATTCAACCAAATCACCTTGTCCAATAGATGGCTCTAAAATAATATTCGGTTTATTTAATATAAATTCATATACTTTATTTTTAAGTTCAATATTTTTTGTAAAATATTGTCCAAAACTATGTTTTTTTTTTAATGACATAATATTATTATCTTTCAATTCTTTTGAAATAATTAAATCATTTTTTTTATTATTCATCTATTATTAATTTGATTTATATTATTTTTATATTACTTGTATATACATTAAATCAATTCAATATCTAAAACCCTAAATATACATCCACTCTTATCTTCATGTGTCCAAATCTTTTCTAGTTGAAATCTACATTTCACGTGATCTCCTTTTTTAATATCATGAACATTCTCTAAATAACGATCTTTATTTTTAGATTTAACATTTACCTCTAAATTGTTATATCTTTTTTGAATACGTAAAGTTAAAAGTGGATCATAATTCTGGAGTACTTTTACATTCGAATGATAATCAATGGTTGGTGCTAATACTTGTAATCTTTTTTCAAGATTGCGAATAAAATCCGCGAATTGTCTGGATTCACGTGTTGATCCATTTAATGCAAGTTTGAGGTTGAATTTACCATATTCTTCTTGAACACCAAATGGTGCAATTAATTCTGGGGAATTAATGATAATCCGTTTTCCATTAATTTTAGGAAAATCTTTTGTAATTTGAATTGAATCAATATCCATTATGATCTTTATATTTATTTTTTTCGATAGATTTATACTAACTATTTCAAAAAATATTAAAATAAACATAAGAATAGAATACATTTAAAATAAAATATTAAAAATGATTTAAATAATTTATAATATAAAAGAATAATTCTCTATAGAATAAATATTATAATGTCATTGTCATCTCAAACCCAAACACAAATTAAAGAATGTGAAGATTATGACCAATTAGTTGAAGAAATCCTAAATAATGATAAAACAATTATTGACTTCTATGCTACTTGGTGCAAACCATGCAAAAAGATTATGCCCCACTTTGAAAAATTCAATGAAGAATATAAGGATGTTTCTTTCATTAAATTTGATATTGATAATTTAGAAGATGAAGTTAGAGAACACTTAAACATTGTTAAATTTCCCACTTTTATTTTTGCTAAGAAAAACATGAGCGATGGTAAAATTGAGAAGATGCGTTATCAAGGAAGTGATGAAACCGTATTGAAAGAAAATATTGAAACATATTTACAACTTAGCCCTTAAGTTTGGATGTTAAATAATAAATGTATTTTGTTAATAGGATATTTAATAAAATGCTTGAGAAATTTTCATCTGAAATGATTCAGAGAGCAATCAATGAATTTAATAAAGAAGAAAATCAAATTAAAATCAAAGAAAATATAATAGATCCAATTGTTTATTATATTTTAGATCGTCTTTCACCATACATTATTGTTATGTTTATCATTTTTGTATTGATATTTTTAATTGCTGTTACAATTCTGCTTATGATGATTCGTAATAGTTGGAAAAAATAATTATAATTTAATGTTATACATTATATGAATTCATATTTATGGGGACCACTTGCGTGGAATTTATTCCATTGTATGACATTAAATACTGATAAAAATATTAAAATTGGTAAATACCATCTTTTCTTCAATAGTTTGAAGGAGTTATTACCTTGTAAAGTATGTAGAATTCATTATAAAGAACATTTAACACAGGATCCTGTCTCAAAAAATAAAAATATTTATGAATTATCTAAATGGTGTTTTAAATTACATAATAAGGTTAATAGATCATTGAGTAAGCCAATAATACCACTTAAAAAAGCTTTAAGACTTTATATTGATGATAATGGGAAAGTTCTATTTAATCATTTCAGTGCATTTCTTTTTATTAATTCTTTAATGAAAAATATTGCTGATTCTGAAAACAGTGATTATGAAAATTGTGATAAAGTTGAAAATAATTTATCGAAATTCTTTGAAGGACTCTCCTACTCTTTTCCTTGTATAAAATGTAGAAAAATGCTAAGAGATAGTTTTAGTAAATTACCGAGAGATGCTGATATTGTTGAATGGTATCTTGGATTTAAGGATGGTTGGCAGAAAGATCATCTGTATAAGGGGTGTGAGAGACTTCTTAAATGTAAATTGAAATTGGTTGATGGTTCAATAAGTGAAAATATTAAATTGGGTAAAAAAGGATTTTTAATTAAACCAAGTAATTTTAATAATGTTATCAAAATAGTGAAATTAGAATATGTTAAAAAAGGGGATGTGAATGATGTTTATGGTGTTTTTAAAATGAAAAATGGGAAAACTGTGAAGCGGTTATTAGTATCTGATCTTGAATCAAAATATAAAATTGATTCAATGAAAATTACGGATGTTATATCAATGGATCAAGAAAAGAGATATCATAAATTAAACAGAATAAAATGGAATTATGAGTATCTTGGAAATAATCTCGCTTTATTATAAAGAAAAATGAAATTTGGATTACATCATATTATATTTTTAGTATTACTTATTATTGTAATAGTTATATTAGATGAATACTCTAAATCGTCAGCATTAGAAGATTTTATAAATTTTACAGATTATTGCAAAAATGATGTTGAATTGGAACCAATTGAAGCTGGTGTTAATAAAGCAGTATTAGTTGATGGAAAACGTCAATATGCTGCAATTTGTGTTGGAAAAGGTGGAAATAGCTTAAATCCAAGAAGATTAGGCGAAGGTCGTGATCAATGTTGCAAAAATGTAGATGGATTTTATGTACCAACTGGTGATTTTATTTATTATGCATATGGATCAGGTTCTGGTTCAAGATCAATGTGTGGAGATACATATCAACCAAGAGGTTATACATTAAATCCTCAAAATGGAGAACAATTATATGAATTTGATCCAGATTATAATGGTGGTTCTTGTGTTCCTGTTTCACCAAGTCCAGGACATCGCCCTGATCATCATCCTGGACGTCATCCTGGTCGTCATCCTGGTCGTCATCCTGGTCGTCATCCTGAAAATAGACCAAGACCAACACCTCATCCAACACCAACAAACTCTTTATATCAAAAATGTGTTGATTTAGTTAAAAAAGGTAAAGCAGTTCAGAGTGGTATAGATTCAAATGGAAACACTATTGTTACAATATGTCCTAAATCAAATTTAATAAATTGTGGTAAAGGTTATTGTCCTTGTATAAGGACTGTAGAAGAGTGTGGTAATCCACCAGATGATGATCTTCTTGCGGGTTTTGGTCCAGAAGATTAAAAAGAATTACTTTCAATAAAATATATTAAATCATCTTTATTTGTTTTTCCTTTAAAATTTTTTATTTTTCCATTTTTATCTATAAATTTAAAAGTAGGATAATATTTTACTTTTAACTTATGAACAACTTCTTCATTTCTATTTGAATAATCATCGGAATTTATTGCACCAATTGGAAATCTATATTTATATAAATTAGCAAGTTCTTTCCACATATCACTCATCTCTTTACAATGCTGACACCAAGGTGCATATATAACAAATAATCCTTGTTTTCCTTTAAAATCATCGTTTAATATTTTTTTATTTTTAAGATCAAAGTCACGTGTATTTAAATTTATAACAGCATCATTATTTTCATATAAATTTTTTAGCGGACTTGTTAAAACATCCATTCTTGATAAATAATGAGAAATAAATATATCTGTTTATAATAAGAATCAAATGAATACTGATTTATCTATGGATTTTACGTTATTGTCCTTCTTATTAGCATGTGCCTCATTATATTGTGTTAAAAAAAATAAATATACTGTAATTGATACTTTATATATATTCATTTTAACATGTTTCTATTATCTTATCTTAATAACCTTAGATAATTACCAAGTTAATGAACACTTCCAAGTAACTTCTGGTAGCCATGTACCTATGTTATTAGAAAATGGTGAAGGAGAAGATGAAGGAGAAGATGAAAACAAACCTATATTTCCTAAACCACTACCTCTTTCACAAAGAAAAGATCCAAGTGATTCATCTTCTCACTTTGTTCCACCTGAAATACCTGTTGTTCCTGATCCATCAAAATTTGGACCATCTAAACCATCCTCTCATTTTATACCCCCAAAAATACCTAAAAATATACCCAAACAAACCCATCTTGATAGACATCATGTAACACCTGTACCTGAGCAAACCCACCTTGATAGACATCATGTAACACCTGTACCCGAGCAAACCCACCTTGATAGACATCATGTAACACCTGTACCCGAGCAAACCCACCTTGATAGACATCATGTAACACCTGTACCTGAGCAAACCCACCTTGATAGACATGTAGTTAAACATCATCACGAACATGAACACGAACATGATCATGATCATAAAAGAAATGGGGATTCAAGACCAAATACAAATGATTATACTTTTAAGAATCCAGTATCTGTAACTAATATTACAATTGATATTGATGAGAAGGATAGTCCCGTTGATAGATATAGAAGATTTCCTCGTAGAAGAAGATCCGTTGAAAATAGACAATTTGATAATGGATTATATGATGATAGAATAGATAGACTTGAAAGACAGATTCAAAATTTAGAAAATAGACCAATTGAAAGACAAATTGTAAGAGTTCCACGTAGAGATAGGCCACCTTATTTTGAAAAAACACGTAAATGCCCTGTATGTCCTATTGTAGCAGAAAAACCATGGAGTGAATGGATGGATGCTAAAGATCAAAGAAAGGAATATGTACGTCGTGATAGAAGAAGATTCCCTTATGGAGATCATAATAACAGAAAATGGAGTGATGAAAGAGGTGGAAATAATCCACTTCCATTACTACCACTTCTTCCTTTACTTCCTTGATCAGGTAGATATTTAATTTACAATAAAAATCAAAATAATAATATATTATTATTTTAATTATGAATAAAAACATATTAGTTATTATTTTAACTGTTATAATTCTATTAACTGTATTATTTTGTTCATGTAGAAATAATTTTAATAAAGTTAATAATTCAATTAAAGAAACATTTATTAATATATCCTCTAATCAATATCCAGAACCATTATATCTGGAAACATTTAAAGAAGGCAAAAAACTCGGATACAATAACTTCAATGAAAAAAATAACCTATACGTAGATAATAATGTCAAACAATTATGGAAACTTAAAAATACAAATGGCCGTTATTACTCAATTGAAACCCATAATACCGATGGAAAACATCCGAATTATGTTTTAGCAGTTGAAGATGGAAAAGTATTTGCTTCTATTTTAAAAGATGGAACAAATAGAACATGGGAAGTCATTAAAATGAATCCAATGGAGATCATTAGAAATAATTGGGAATACAGTGTTGTTGAACCAATTACCAAAATCATATCTTTGTTAAGATTACCTTATAAACAAAATTCCCAATTAATTCAAAATATTTCAACTGAACTAGAACAATATAAGGGTGTGAGTACAATTGGAGACTTTGTTGAGAAAATTCACGATTATACATTTCCCACCAATATTAGAGTTGATCAAAGCGATCAATTAATGTTTAAAGAGATGATTGCAACACAGATTAGTTCTGAAAATAATAATATTATACAGATCAGATCACTTGTTCCATATGCTGATTGTTTTAATAAAAGTGGATGTAATAAAAGACATAATTATCTCGCATCACTTGAATCCGGATATTTTGGTAATGGTGGATTATTATATATGTCTAACTTACCTGATGCATCGGATACATTCTGGAGAATTGTTGATACTGATATAACAAAATACAATAGAGAGGTTTCATTATTAAATAAAAAATTCGTAAAATCATCCAGTAATTCTCAATACTTAATAATGGATGGACTTAAATACAAAATGACCAACCCCAATCTCTGTATGAATGATTCTGATGTATTCACACCAATTACTGATGATCTACTTAATCAAATTCCAGATGGTGAAGATGATGCATCATATTTATCTGGTGATCAAGTGGTATCCGGATTCTGTAGAAGTAATATTATTGCAAAATATATCGCGGAATATAATAATAAATTCATTCGTGATTCCGAATCTCCATCAATATACCTTGTTATCAATGATTACAAATATTTAATTAAAAATGCAAATGATTGCTATCCCGGTGATATCGCAACCGGTGTTCAAATAGTAGATAAAAATATTCTTGATCTATTCTTAACTGGAAGTGGTGATGCATCTATTGATTCAACAAATAGAGAGGTACGTCAGTTTTGTACTCAACAGACACGTGATAAGATGAGCCAACTTGAAGGAAAAATTGTAAAAGCGGATAAAACAGGAAATAATATCAATAGTGGATCTATGTTTTTATTGAAGGATGGTAAGAGATATACATTAAATAGAATTGGTGATTGTTCTCCTAATGATGCTAATCCAATATTATTAGATCCCGGAATTATTGCTTTATTTGCGAAAGGAACCGGAAATGCATCAACTCTTTCAACAAATAATGATATTGCACAGTACTGTCAAACATTATCTAATAATCCCGCATTTAATGTAACAATTGATTATAAAAAAGATTGTGGAATTGGATCATGGACTGGTGCAGGTTATCCTACAAATACTTCACTTCAAGGATGTATCCAGGCCTGTAATAATACAAAAGATCCACCATGCACTCACGCAATCTATCAACCATATAGTGATAGTTCATTTGTTGGTAATTGTTGGATTAAATCGGGTGCTGTATCAGGTGTTGTAACAGATGTGAGAAGAATGTGTATAATTACAAATGCATATGAAAAGTATGAAGGAAAGTTTTTGAAGTATGGAACTGATATTTATCTTATTAAAAATGGACTTAAACACAAACTTCCAGGTGGTAATAATTGTTTTACAAATGATTATCAATCCGCAATAACAATTACTGATCCATCAATTCTTAATATGTATTCTTCAAGTAATTCTCAAGCAACATATAACTCTACAAGTACAGATGTCGCACTATATTGTAGAAGTGAAATGAATAAGACCGGTTGTTCTGATTCTGTATGCAATTATCAACATGATTGTGGTACAAGTGGTGTTACTGATGGTGAATATGCATCATTCTCAAATATTTCATTGGGTGATTGTAATGATAAATTGAAAATATATGCAAATAATACACATGCTGTATATGATCCAAAGAGTGCTAGTTGTTGGTTAAAGGGTGGTAGTGATGCGGTTGTATCAGATCCATTAGATAGAAAGGTTTGTATTGTAAAACCAAGTGGAGATTATACTAAATATAATGGTAAAATTTTAGTAAAGAGTGATGGAACAAAATATTTAATTAATAATGGAACAGAATATCAAATTCCAAGTAGTGGATCATGTTATAAAGGTGATTGGACTGATACTACAAATCAAATTAGCCCTCCAAAAGATATTATATTTCAATCTGGTGGTACTACTTTAGGAACATATTATTCTTCAAATTCAGATGTTGCAACATTTTGTCAAGATAAAATGAATAGTACAGGATGTGTAGGTTCTACATGTAATTATATGAAAGATTGTGGAACAGTTGGTAATACAGGTACAAATTGGGCTTCATTTACGAATATAACATTAGATCAATGCAATGCTAAATTACAATCTCCTAATACTCATGCTGTTTATGATCCGAAATATTCAGCATGTTGGTTAAAGGGTGGTAGTGATGCAGTTGTTCCAGATACATTAGGTAGAAAAGTTTGTATTGTTAAGAAATAAGAAATTGGAATAAAAATAATTTATCAAATAAATAATTTGATAAATTATATTCATTTATTATAATAGAGAATTATGTTAATTGATTATAAAATTGTGTTATCAATAATCATATTATTATGTGTATTATTTCTTTATTTTCACTATAATCGTCCAGATTATTTAGCGAAATTAAAAGCAGATCTTTTTCAAAGAAGTCATCAAAAATTTATAGAAGGTTTCACATCAAGCCCCGATCTTATTAAAAATGGATCATTTGAACATGGTCTTGATATTGATGATTCACATCAAAAGAAAGGCATAAATAGTGTTATAAAATTAAAAAATCCATCCACAAAATCCGAGTATGTTCTTGAACAATCATCTAAATCTGTGTTCTATATGTTTAAAGTACCTGTAAAAAACGGGAAAAACTATGTTCTTACTTATTGGATAGGTAAAAATAGTGATTGGAACGGTAAAGATAAGAACTTTAATATTCTTGATGGAAAGAAGATCCATAGCACAGATGGAACTTTAGTAAAAAGTAAAAAAATAGCAACTATTGAATGGAAAAAATACAAATATCAATTTAAAGCTGAATCAGAGGAATTAGAAATATATTTAGGATATAAAAGTGATGCAACAAGAGGTAACCGATATTTTACAGATGTTCAATTAACTCAAGAGATAAGTGGGGATCAAAGTGGGTTCCCTAAATCAATTCGTGGATCTTTACAAAGATATGTGAATTTCCAGGATTCTAAATCATTTACTCCGACATCTCTTGTAATTAAAGATCTTTCAGGTAATGGTGGAAACATTAAAGTAAAAAGCAAAATTTCACAAAATACTGATGGTTCAATTCTACTCAAAGAACAACTTTTAGGAGCATTAGATACAATGAGTGAATTAACATTTGCAATCTCTTTTACTGGTGTTCCAGGTGAATCTTCAGATATTAATTTATTTACATGTGGGAGATTTCAAATAAATGTGAGTGGTGATTTCACCAATATTTCAATCAAATCTGATCAAGAAGAAAAAACATATTTTGGTGTATTAACTGATAGAAATACAATTGTTATCACATACAATGGTAAAGAAGTCGTTATTTATGTAAATGGGAAACAAGCATTTAAAGAACCTATGGAAAATAATGGATTTAAATTATCTGGACTGTATTCTGTTGGTCCAGGTGATATTGATCTATATTCATTTGCAATCCTAAACAAAGTATTAAACCAAAAACAAGTATCTTCATTAACAACATATTTAAGTGGTTATAAAGAAGGTAATAAAGGAGTTCTTGGAAAGATGATGGCTGAAGATATACCAAATGTTGAAAATCTTGAGAAGGAGGGATTCCGTGGGGATATTGCAGTTGATAATTTACTTGGAACAGAAGATAACGCTTTTATTAGAGATCATGATAATAGTGCTCAAAGAGGAATTAATGGTTCGTGGCATGAACGTGGAAATAAACATGATCTATCTGATTGTTTAGATGATTATCATAAAGAGATTGAAAGACATGGTGGAGAAAAAGACGGAATAAATATTTTTGATATCCGTAGTTGTCGTAAAGCATGTGATGTAGAAGGCATGAAAACTCACCCATTCTGTAAAACAATTGATGGAATTAATCGTGAAAAAAGATGTAAGAATGATCACTGTCCTACAGCCTATCTTTCTGGAGAGGATTACATGATTTACATTAGACCTGGATCAAAGTTTGCTGAAAAGATTGGAAGAAGTGGTAATTTTAATTATGGACAGAATAGAAGAAGAGCGCGTGAAATATATTTGCATAATTTCCCTGGATGTCCCGTTCCTGATCTTTTAACACCACATGGATATGTTCCGAATATGGATGAGTGTCCATTTTTGGTGGATGAGATGAATCCATGTAAAGAGGATGTATGTAGAGGTGCGAATTGGAGAGAGAGGGATGTTAGAAACCAGGGATTAAGTAAGAGATGTAGAAGATCAATAAGTAATTATTGTGATAAATTTAAGTATAAGGATGAGGCATGTAGTTGTTGGAGACCGAGAAATAAAGGAAATCCTAAATGTGTTGAGTTGAGGGATTATGTGGATAATTTGGAGGATAAATGTAGAATTGATGTATTTAAGATTGAGGATCATCCAGATATGAAGAATTATGTACGTAAAGATGAGATACCATGTTGGGGATGTAAATTATAATTGATTCTTATTTCTTAAAAATAATTTAATAAATTTTTATAAAAATCTATTAATAAATTAATGAATACATTATTATGTTTAATTCTTGTTATATTCACAGCAATGATTATACTTTCTGTTAATAAATATGATCTTAAAGATCTTAAAGAAGGTTTTGAAGAATCCAGTGAAGAAGCACAAGAATCAGGTGCATCCGAATATTATAAATGGGGCTATCACCCAATTCCCGAGCATAAGAGAAAGAAACATCATAGAAGAGAACACAAAGAATATGATGAAGAGATTGTAATTGATAAGAGGGGACATTGCAAAAAAATCTTAAGAGAATGTCCAATTTGGGATCACCCCGATATTGATAAATATGTTCTTAAAAGTTCCATTCCACCTTGCCCAGATGTTTCTGATTATGCACGCAAATCTGAACTATGTCCTTGTAAAGATATGTCCAAATACATTCTTAAAAGTGAGATAGAACCATGTCCTGGAGTTCCAGATATGAGTGAGTATGTTCGTAAGAGTGAGATCCCACCTTGTCCAAGAATGCCTGATATGAGGAAATATGTTCGTAAGAGTGAGATCCCAGCCTGTCCTAAATGTCCAATCTGTCCAATATGCCCAAGAGTTCCAGAATGCCCACCACAAAGAGGGGGAAAGACAGTGATTAAGATTCAGGATCATCCTGATTGGAGAAGAGTGAAGGAGGAGTTTTATAGATTAAACCAGAGATTAAAGGAATATGAGAATAATGGTGGTAAAGGTGGGTGGGAGAAAAATTATTGTTAGAAGTAGTTTATAAATAAATTATATTATAGTAATAAATGGAATATGATAAATGTCATTCAATAATGATCAATATGGAAAATGTAATAGACATATCTGATAAAATGAAATTTAATATTCAAAGATCAACCAATAGTATTATTATTAAAAACACAAAAGAAGTGAAAAAGACATTAGATAAGTATTTAAAAGACGTTTTTATTAAGGATGAATTTAAAGGTAAAGAATATGATCTGGAATCTTTTGTGTATTGGACTGATTATGATTTTATATTTGATGGAACATATAAAACTCAACGATATTCATATAGTAATCTTTATAATAAAATCCCCGAATTTATTGATGGAAAATTAGAATTCCGAGAGAGTGAGAATTTTAGATTGGAGATCAAGGTTCATGTATTATCATTTATAGAAGAGATCAAGAGATATTGGTTTCTACCATTTTACAAAAAAAGGAAAACAGTTGATCTTGAAGAGAAAATCTTTATTTTATATAAAAATTGGATTTGAATATATAATAAAAACAATATATATTAAATATACATTGTTTAATGTCTAGTTGGAAAAATAAAAATTATAGTGGTTCTGGATATGTTGGTACTAGGAGAAATATAATAAAACCACCAATACCACTTGAATTCACAACAACAGCATGTAATCGTAAAGTGATCTTAATGCAAACATATCAATCATTTATAAGAAATTTACAAGGTGTTGATTGGAGTAAATCCACTTTATATATCAATGTTGATCCACTACCAGATAAAGATAATATTGAAGCAATTGAGAAAATGGCTATTCAAATATTCGGTAAAGTAACTATTAGATATGGTAAAGGATCTGCAGCAGAAGCAAACCGATGGACTCTTTCACAACCAAAGGGTAAATACTTTTTTAACTTAGAAGATGATTGGGTTCTTACAGAAAAAATTAATATACATGATATGATTGCACAACTTGAAAGATTTCCCCAAATTATGCAGTCATATCTTCTTGGATCTAATATTGAGGAGGGTCGTCCCACACTTATGCCATCATTAATGAGAAGAGCCGCGATTCAAACACTAATAAGGAAGATGAATACTAAATCAAATTATGAACAACAGATGATTTCTATTTATGAAAAATTGGGGAAGATACCAATGTCAATGAGATATGGATCAAAGAAATATGTTCATGATATTGGGAGAGAATGGATGAAGAAGGAAGGATTTATTAGAATCAATGATAATGATACATGGGAAAGAAATGGAGAAGAAAAAAAGAAGAATGTTGAAGAGATGGAAGAAGAATTATTTATATAAGAAGATTTTTATATAAAAATAATATATGTCTAAATTTATATTATTTGATCTTGAATCAACTGGATTAAACACTTCAGAAGATCATATTATTGAAATTGCGGGGATGGAACCAAAATCTGGATCTATATTTCACAAATATGTAAAACCACCACATGAAGAAGAAGAAGAAGAAGAAGAGATTGGTGCTTCACATATTCATGGAATAACGTGGAAATTATTAAAGGAGAAGAATGCAAAGGGTGGTAAAGAGGTATTGAGTGAGTTTATTAAATGGATTGGTGATTCTAAACAAACATATTTAATTGCACATAATTGTTTTGGATATGATCAACTATTGCTTGAATCTGAGTTGAAGAGATATGATCTTAAATTACCTGATTCGGTATTATTTATTGATACACTCATTATGTTTAGAAATACAGGAAGATTTGATAGATTATCACTTAAATTTATACATAAATCAATGTTTGGAAGGGAATTTAGTGGAGAACATTCAGCTATTGGTGATGTAAAAGCTTTATGGAAATGTGTAGCAGAGTTTAGTAATTGGGAGGAAGTGATGACTTCATTTTGTAGAGATCAGAGTAGTAATGCGAAGAAACTGGATTGGTTTTATTTATTAAATGCGAAGGAGAAGATGGATTTTGAGGTATATGGATATGATTCTATTGAGAAATTGGTTTCAGGTTATAAGAAATACCCGGAATCAGTTCCAAAATTGATTAAATCAATTATAAGTGGTACATGGATTTATAAGAAATTTATGAATCAATTAAAACATTTGATGTAAGAAGAATTTACATAAATATAAATAAATGATTAAAAATTTATTTATATTATTTACTATATTTATTCAAAATAGTTTTTCTAAAAATGTGATTTTAATTGGATGTGATGGATTTGGTCAGATCTATCTTCAAAATAGTACTTCATTTTTACCTGCATTCTCAAGATTATATAAAGAAGGAACAACATTTAAGACAGGGAATGCAAGGAATCAATTTCCAACTGTTAGTGCTCCTAATTGGGCTACAATTTTAACAGGTCAAGATCCTATGATGAGTGGAATTGTAAGTAATGAATGGTTACCAAATCAAAGACCAAATTATACAAATGGGTTTGTGAATAGTGGTGTTGGAGAGATAATTCCAGATACAATTTGGAGAATGATTAAAAATCAGAATAAATCTATGACAACTGGTGCATTTTTATCATGGGATTGGCCAAAATATTTAATAAAAGAGGGAGATGTAGATTATTATTTTGGTGTTACTGAAAATGATACAGTTGTTATGGATGTATTTGGTGAATTTCTAAGAAATGGTTCATTACCAACATATAGTTTTATACATTTAGATCAAATAGATCATGCTGGACACAAATATGGATGGGGTTCAAGTGGATATTATAATGCAACTAAAAACGTGGATAAATTCATAGGTTCTGTATTGAATATTGTTGAAAGTTTGAATGATATTTTGGTAATTGTTACGGCTGATCATGGTGGTTGGAGAACACATCATGATTATAGAATAGAGGCGTCATTATTTGTTCCAATATTTTTTTGGGGTAATCAAATCCCGAAAAACAAGATAATAAATGATTCATATTATAATCATGTTGATCTTGTTCCAACAACGTTGAATTTAATGGATTTAGATCCATATGAATCACCAAATATTAGAGGTTATGTTCATAAATTTTATTAAACAAAGAATATAAGAATAATATTATTTAATATGTTTCAAGATTAAAATTCATTATATTTTTATATATTGAATTTTCTTTTTATATCTTTTTATTTTTCTTACAAATATCTTAATCCACATTTTCTGTAAAGTTAAATTCGGAATCATTTTCTTCTTCTTCAGAATCCTCTTCTGATGAAATCTCAGGTTCTGATTCCTCTTCTTCTTCCTCTTCTTCAATCACAATCGCTTTTTCATGTTCCTCTTTTTCTTCACGATCACTATCAACATCTGGTTCTCCACCTTCTTCCTCCTCTTCATCTGACGAAATCTCAGGTTCTGATTCTTCATCTGATGTAATCTCAGGTTCTTCTTCAATAACATCCAATTTAATCTTTTCAACCTTACCATCAATATCTAACTGCATCTCATTACCACCAATCTCAACATTCGGAAGTGTATATTGATTATTTGGATCAATTGTAAATCCAAAGTTGAAATCATCATCTGTTACATTATCTGTATCCATATTATCAATCTCACTCTCCAATTCATATGGATCATACTCTTCATCCTCATCAACCTCCTCTTCTCCCTGAAAATGCTCACCCACCATATCCTCATCTAAATACATATCAAACATATTTGTTCCCATATTCGCAAACTGACCCATAATAACATTACCACTAATACCTTGCATATCATCCTTCTCACCAAAAGTACCAGCATTAATAAAAATCTCAGTTGTTTCCTCAAACGATGCCTTAGTCAATACACTATTATCCTTATTTCTGTTAATACCATGACGCCCAATAGCCATCATCACACCTCTATATGTCATTGTATCCACAAGTAATTTAATATGTCTGTAATTCACACTGTATTCACTCTTATCACCCAACATTTCACTTAATTCCCTCATTAATACAGTACGAACACCTTCAATTCCGAAAATCTCTTCAATCTCATAGAAATCATTGGAAATCGTCTTGTAAGCATCAACCATATCATATGCTAAAATACTATTGAGATTTGTTCCCGCAGTATAAATCTCCCAAATCTTCTTAGTCTCATAAGATCCATCTTCATTATAAACAACCCTGTTATCTTGCGCCATTGTTACCTGTTCAATCCCAGATAATCCACGCAATGTAATATTAAGAATACATTCTTCAAGTGACTTCAATAACTCCATATATTCACCCTCACTATCACTATCGTGTTTAACTGAAAGTCTCAATACTAAATTACCACTGTTATCATCACTAAATACAGTCTTGATTAATCCCTGATTATCACATGTATTAAGAATACTATCTTGTACATCTTGCATATAAATATTCTTATTCAACATCTTCTCTTTATCAAACACAAGTCTCAATGTCCATCTTGAATACTCATCAAGATCATCAATCCCAAGAATCTCAGAAAACTCATGATACACCCTAATAAACTCCTGATCCTCATCATGTGTAACATCTAATGTATCATTCTCATACATAATCATCGTCTCCTGAATAATATCCTCAATCTTCGTATATTCCAATGATTCACGAAGCTCCTCGGCTTTCTCACGATCATATCTATACTCCTCCTTCAATGATACTGTCATATTCGGTTTATCAATCGTTTTCGCTAAATTAATAATCTCACGAAGTCTCGGAACACCCGTTGATGTTACTGCACTTTTCCCTGCCACGCCCGATAAATGAAATGTATCCATAAATATTCCCATATTGCGGGTCAAAAATGTAAAATCTTTTTCAACTGTAAAGTCATAAACATGTCTATGTGTGGGAGACACCTCTTTGATAGAAACAATTGGATCATAATAAACATTTTGTGAAATTGCTTTGATAATTTCATCCTTTTCTTCTTCATCTTCTACAAATTCTACAATTTTCTTGAGTTCATCTCTATGAATATCTCCTTCAATCTCACCAATTTTAACAGATGGAATGATATCATCTCTTCCAATTTTATACATATACACATTATCTGAAATAATTTTATCAAGTCTATCTTGTTTTTCTGGAATAATTAATGAAATATTTTCTGCAAATTTAAAAGCACATCCTGTCGAAATTTTGAAAACATAATGTTGTTTAATATCTAAACTACCTCTATTATTTGTTTTTTGTTTTTTAGGTTTTTTCTTTCTTGAAAAAATATTAAATCTAGCTAACAAGTTAATCATTCCATCAATTAAAGCTTCTGAAACAGATGAACAAATAATAGTTCTATCTAAATTAACACATCCATCACCACTAATATATCCGTCAAGAATACCCTTAATAAAATCTTTATTCGCAATATAAGCAAAGTTAGGTACAAACTTGAATTCACTTCCATTACCACATGTTTTTAGTAAGAATGACGCCAACATAGTTGAATGAATTCTAATATCTGTTGATAATCCAATTTCTTTTCCATCTTTACCCTTTGGATATCTTCGTGTTAAATGAAATCCTAAATTATATTTTTCACAGAACTGAATAAGTCTAAACAAAAATCCATAATCATTATTCGCGATTGCAATATAAGTTTTAGTAACTAAACCTTCTGCTAAATATGCACCAATAAAGAATCCAAACAAATTATCTAATTTAAATGTATCTGGAATTCCATAAGAATTATGCGGACCAGTACAACATCTATTATATACAAATCCTTCTTCATAAACTTGAACCTCTGCTTTTAATCCAACTAAACATGTATCACTTCTCTTATAAGGAACAGTAAAGTCTTTACCATTATGTTCTTTAAACCAACGTCTCTTTGTTTTACTAAAATCATAAGCTTTTTTCATTTCACTACCCCAAATATATTCATTCTTTGGAAACCATTGTTCAACACTAATTTCATTCAATTCTTCAATATCATTCATTGGAAATACAAATGAAACTGGTAATCTATCACCAATCTTAAGATCACTTCCATTCACTGGAACAATCTTATTATCAACTCTCATTAAGAATGATTTAGCTTTAGTTGCTTTAACAGTTCTTCCACTTGCAGTAGTTACCTCAAGAATTGTATCTGTTCCATCTTTATTTACAGGTAAATGTCTTGTAACTGCATTAATTTTTCTCCAACGAACAATACCTTCTGGATCAACAGCCATTACTTTAAGATCATCTTCCGATGTATCCTTATAAATCTGTTCATGTTCAAGATGATCAGCTCTTCCTTTACCATTTTCAATCATATAATCAACAAATTCTCCAAATCGCACATCTTCAGTCATACCATTTCTCATAATAATAATTGGTTCTTCCCAATCTACACTGTTTAATGTCAGCTGTGTCGAAGGCTCACCAATAGACTGTGCTGCAAGTGGTCCAACCATTTCACCAGGTCTTGCAAAACTTTGTAAAATCTTTGATTTAATCTTATCAATAAGACTATCTAAAATAAGACTATTAATCTTTCTATCATAAAGCAATACTTTACTTGACATCATTGTTCTCGTTAAAATAATAAATAATTTCATTGCATATTCTTTTTCAGTATAATACGAAAGAATCTCCTCAATTAACTCATCTACCTTTTCAATTACTTCAACAGGTGTAAGATCACTTCGTTCAGAACTCTCACCACGGAATTGATAAATAGTTGCTGGAATAAGTCTCCAATAATTAACAGGTGACCAAAGTGTTGTATCCATAACATCCAAATCTTCCATATATTTAGTTCTTAATTCATCTCTATAAGTCTTCAATCTGTTGAACTCTTCTTCCAATTTCTTCTCATAACCTTGAGTTTTCTTAAGTCTTGCAACAGTATCATCTGTCATATAAACACGCATCTCTTTTTCATTCTCTAAATCAAATTTATATCTTTCAATCATATCTAAATCAGAATCCTTCATTAACTCCAATTTCTGCTTCTCTAATCTCATTGTATCAAACCCATCATCTCCATATGTAAATTGAATAATCTTGTTTGCAGCATTACGAACAGTCCCATCATAACATACCTTGTTGTCTTCCATAGCCTTAATAAGACGACGTTGGATATATCCAGACTCTGCGGTATCAACAACTTGTAGTCCATTTGCAAGTCCAAAATTTAATGTACTTGGAATTGTAAGATCATATACTTTGGGATAATCTTTAACATCAATTAATGTAATCGCAATAATCTTATCTAATACTACATTGCTGGATGTTTGATATGTTCCATGTTTAGGAATAATAATTGTTCCATCATTAAAAATTTCAACAAAGATTCCAAGACGACTAAATAACATCGCAAATTTAACAGCATCTGTTTTTGTTTCTCCACATTTCAATTTATCTCCACCATTAAATTCATCTGTTTCAAAATATTCCTCTAAAAATTCTTTGACCTCATCCGTTGATTTTCCTAAGAATGAATTATCTAATGTAGGTGGTTCAGCTAATTCTGCGGTAACTGGTACAAAATCACCAGTACGAACAAGTGGTGTATCTTTCATATGAAATTCTTCTTTTTCGTGATCCCAAATAAGCAATGCTTTTGATTCTGTCACAATAACATCTCTTCCACTTTGTGTCTCAATTTTATATAATTCTTTTCCAGGATCATGTCGGGTAATTGCAGTCACAGTTCCCCAAGTTACATTACCCTTTTCATCTGTTGTTGGAATAGCAACTTCATCTTTTAATTTAAGAAGCTCCATTTCACGTTCAACATGATGTTCTACTTCAGATGAAGATTCTTCAAGTCTTTTATCAATCCACTCTCCGATTGTTACATATTTTGTCTCACCATTTTCTAATACAATAATAGGTGTTTCAGGTGTTACAGACTTAATAGCTGTATCAATCATACTTACACGACCACCCATCGCTTGCCAGTAAAATTCCGCTGGTGTTCCACCATCAATAAAAGAGTTACGAACGAATCCACCAGCAGCTGCTCCTACATCATGTTTATGATAATGAGGAAGTGTTCTATTTGTAAATGACTCTGGAATTCTTTTCCCCCAAAGTGCCTGTTGTCCAATACAACCAAGAATTTGAATAATATTCATATATTTACCCTTTGATCCCGATTCTACTGCAGTACTCAACTGATTATCATTTGGATTAATATATTTCTTCTGCATATCCTTAATCTCATTACTTAATCTAGTTGTAATTCCCTGCATCTCATCTTCAAACTTTTCTCTACGATATCTCGCAGGAAGATCAGTTTGATAAGTACCTTGACGAGCACTCTCAACTAATTCCCTTGTTTTTTCAATATATTTTTCAATAATAAATTCATTTGCAATTCTTACAGCTGGTGGTGGAATCATATCACCCAATCCAATACTGAATGCATGTTCAGTGAGCCACTTAGTAAGAAGTGTTTGTGAATCATCTAAAAATTCTTGACATTTCTTGGAACCATACATATTATAAATATTATGAACTAAACTATCATTACTACCTCCTAATACTCTAATTGTAAGTTGTCCTTTTTCCATAATTCCATTTCTAATAACAACACCACCAGCACCATCATAAGATAATGGTGGGAGTACTTGTGAAAATACTTTGTTTGAACTATAATATTTCATTCCATCTCTAATTTCATCAGGTTCTCCTAATTTTTCTTGATCAAAATGATCATTGAATGCAAGAATATCATAAATCTTATCTTCAGCTAATAAAGTACCTTTATTTGTAAAAAGATACCCAGCTACTAAACTATCTTGTGTTAAACTAATAAGTGGAGAACTCTTTGCAGGACTCAAAATGTGCTTGGGCACAATTGTAATCTCCTGTAATTCTACCATTGTTTGTACGCTCTGTGGCATGTGCATGTTCATTTCATCCGTAAATACCCACCCTTTCGGGTCATTTAATCGATCGGAAAAATCGGGGACTAGACTCTATCTTAAGCCAGATCAGGGTGACTAACCCATCATTTCTGACCAACACCCGTGTATAACTCATATTGAACATAAGGAGGGGGTATGAATTATAACTTAGTCGTTGAGGGAGTACCATATCCTTGTCTTAACGGACTTAGGTACTTTACCCGCGGATTGCCCAATCCCTAACATTATTACCTTTGGTTTCGGCTATTAACCGAGTTCCCCACAATCCGTTTCCAGAAAGGGGTGGTAGTTAGGGCTCTAAGGGGATTCCCGAATCATTGTAAGGTGTTTCGCATATAAATTTTTAAAATCTTGTGGAAAAATCAAATTATGTTTTTCATGGAATTCAACCAAATTCTCATAATGTTTTTCAATTTGTTTTACATCAATACTATCTTTTTTCGCCATATTATCTTTTGCGGGTAAAGGTGCAACATTACGCCAATTAAAAGCCATTTTATGAGAAATATCATAACCAAAATCAAAAGTTGCTAAAGGAATTACATGATCCATATGCCAAAATTCACCATTATTCTCAAGTGTAAATCTTTCATCATCACCAAAACAAAACAAAAACCATTTTACTAAAGACTTAATATCACAACCAAGATATTTGAGTGTGCTATTATTTTTAGTAATACCTTTATCTTTGTATCTTTTTAAAGCGTCATGAATTCTTGATTTAGTATTAACTTTTAATTTAAATACAATATCATTTGCATATCGTTCAACAAATTTTTCATTGATTTTTGCTTTATTTTTCTGATAATTTTTAGCATGTAATTCAGCCATTCTTTCTTTATTTTCTTTTTCCCATTTACGAGCTTTTTCTTTTCCATATTCACTTCTACGATATTCACGTCCATCTTTACGTTCGCAATCTAAACATTTTGCACGACCTTTTCTAAAAATATCTTCGGGTTTTTCAGTTTTACAGTATTTGCAATACTTATTACCTTCCTCTTTAGCTAGAATTATTTCACCTTTTGCAATTTTTTCAGCACGTTTTTTAGCAGTTTTTTCACGTTTTAACTCTGCTTTACGTGCATTGCGACAATCTTTACATTGTGAAATAGGTTTTCCTTTCTGAATTTGAAATCTAGATAAAGGTTTTTCTTCATTGCATTTCGTGCATTTCTTTGTTTCTTCTTCTGGAGTAGCGATTTCTACTTCAGTTGTTATTGTTACGTTTGCGAATTCTTCCTCTGCCATTATAGTTATCATATCTAAAATTAGCTTTATATCAAAAATATTTTTCATTTTTTCCAAGATTTTAATTTATATACTAGGGGGTAACACGGCTTTTCACGCCCCCTGTTGACGGCAAAAATTAATGAGTATTTTTTACAATACTCTGCACAACAAGTCGCCGTCACAGTCAGCATTGAAGGGAGGCATGACACTCGGATTTAAGCGAAATGTTTTCCCATTCATGACTTTAATTCTCATTGACATCATACTTGGTCTATGTAATGTTGGTTGTCGATTAAACAGTGCAACATCATCATCTACAAGATGTCTATTTACAATATCTCCTGGTTTCAATCTAATTGTACTTGGATCAATATATTTCAAAACTTTTGTACATGATTCCAAATTATCACTGCATGCTTGAAGCTTTACACTCTTTGCACCTGGATATTTATCTGGACCATTGTTAATTAACTCATACATCTGTTTGATATTATATTTCGTAACAACTTCGGGAAATGTTAATACCATTGCAACTTTCTCTTTTGGAATACCAAACTGATCAATCTTTAAATTTGGATCAGCCGAAATTACCGTACGTGCAGAATAATCCACACGCTTTCCCATTAAATTCAATCTAAGTCGTCCTTCTTTCCCCTTTAAACGCTCCTTAATCGCCTTCAATGGACGACCTGAACGTTGTGCAGCTGTTGGAATTCCATTGATGTTATTATCAAAAAGAGTCGTTACATTATACTGAAGAGAACCATGATATGCCTCAATTACACTTCGATCACAATTTGATTCCATTTTAATCTTTAACTCAGCATTTTTCTTAATAATCATCGTGAGAATATGCGTTAAATCATCTTCTGATCTTTGATTATTATCTTGTCTAACTGATGGACGTACCGCAGGTGGTGGAACAGGAAGTACTGAACAAATTAACCAAGATGGTTGCGCAAATTTGTGTGAAAATCCAAGAAATTCATAATCTTCCCTAGTAATCTTATTGAAAATTCTATAACAACGTTGTGGTGAAATATTAATCTTGCTCTTCATATCTTTATCTTCAAATGCTTGTTGCTTAAACTCCGCAAAAATCTTAAATGGACTATCATTATAAATAGACATCTTTGATCCCATCTCCTTAAAATAACGTGATGGTTGCATCGCTAAACACTCTTCATTAAATGAACATACTTTTACCTTTTGAGCATGTGCATAAATAGCCTTAAATCTCGCCTCTCCACTTTTTTTCTTAATAATTTCTAAAAGTTTAGGATCACTCTTATCTACTAACAATGTACTGCAATTAAAACACACACATCTAAGCAACTTAATTGTTGTCATTAAATGATGGAAATAATATACAGGTAATGCTAACTCTATATGACCATAGTGATTTGGACATAATGCACTCTTGTTTCCACATGATGCACATGTTCTTCCAAATTCAATTGTTCCCATTCTTAAATCAAATAACCCATTCTGTCTCGGTTTATTACCACCTTCATATGGTTCTGGTTGAGTCACATGTACTACGGATCCTCTCCTAATTTCTTCAGGATTTACTAATCCAAACTGAACACCTGTAACGGTTTCAAAATTTAGATCTTCTAATTCATTATTTAAACTTGCTAATTCAGACATTTTTGACTTCTTATATTATACTATTATATATTTAAGCCCCTTAATTTTCATTTTATTTAAAATCATTTTTTTTATTTCATTTTCATTTTCATTTTCATTTTAAATTTTTAAGGGTTTAAATACATATTCCAATATATATTTAAATGAATTCCGAACCTCATCCCGTAAAGAAATGCACACTCTTCGTAGATATTGATGGTACTCTTATAAAATACCGTAAATTCTGTGATTATCAAACAACAGATCCTGAACCAGTTCCCCACGCAATTAATCCTGTAAATAAAGCATTCAAAGATGGACATCATATTGTTCTTACAACTGCTCGCCCAGAATGGTTAAGAGATCATACTGTTAAAGAGATGGAAGAAATAGGTGTTCAATATCATAAATTAATTATGGGTTTGGAGAGGGGGTGTCGTATCTTAATAAATGATAATGAGAAGGTTAATGTGGATCGTACATTTGCATTTAATTTGCTTAGAGACGAAGGTTTTAGTAATGAAGATAAACTCCGATTAGATAAGATCTTAGAATAATTCGCTTATAAATGCGTTTAAAAAAATTTTATACAATGAATTATTATTGTATAAAATGAGTATTCCCTCTTTTAGAGAAATTAAAGTAGAAAATTTTTTATATCAATCCCCCAAACTTACTAAAACACATCTTGCTAAAGTACGGAATGATTCAGGAGAAGAAGTAGTATTTGATACCCCACCACTTGAAGTAAAAAGTGGGTTTTGTATTTCCGAAGATCGTTGTTATTTAGAATTGATCTTACAAAGAAGAGACACCAAATTCTATAACTTCTTAGTAGATGTAGCTGATGCTGGTATTACTAAAACATTCCGTGAAAGTGAAAAATGGTTCGGTAAATCCTTCCCATATGATGTTGTTGATGATTATCACCGTTCTGTTCTTAAATTTGGAAGAGATGGTAGTGTTGCACTCATTAAAGTCAGAGTTCCATTTAGTGTTAGAAGAAATAAAATTGGAATTAAAGTTTATAATCAAAATGGAAAACAAATTAAACACGAAGATATTCAAGATGGATCCTTTGTTGTTGCTCGTCTTAGATATAATGGTATCCGTTTCTTAAAACAAATGTTTACAGAAGAATATGAATTAGTAAGACTCATTGTTCAAGATGAAGAACCAGAAGACGCGAATTATGAATTCGGATTTGAAGACACATATGAAACAATGACCGTAAATAATGATGATCTATTAGCACAATATGACACCGAATGTGAAGAAGAAGGAGGCGAAGAACCTCAAGTAGAACTCCAAGTAGAGGAATCTCATGTAAAACCCCAAGTAGAAGAAGATCAAGTAGAACCTCAAGTAGAGGAGGAAACCCAACTAGAAGAACCCCAAGTAGAAGAAGATCAAGTAGAGGAAGAAACCCAAGTAGAAGAACCTAAAGTAGAAGAAGATCAAGTAGAGGAGGAAACCCAAGTAGAAGAAGAACATGTAGTAGAAGACCAAGTAGAGGTAGATCCTCAAGTAGAACTCCAAGTAGAGGTAGATCCCCAAGTAGAAGAACCTCAAGTAGAGGGAGAGGGAGAGGAAGAGGTAGAGAGTGAGAATATAGTAGAAAACTCTAAAGAGGTTGTTGAAAAGGAAGTTAAAGTTGAGGAAGATGTAGATATTGGGGTATTAGAGAATGAAGAAGATGAGGACGATGATATTTCGCAATTATTAAATTCGGTATTACAAGAAAAATCTAAAAGAAGAAAGAAGAAAAAGAATAAGGAGAAAAAACAAAAGAAGAGAGTTATTATATTATCAGGAGGAAGAATTAGAAAATTATAATAATTTTCTTAAAAATTTATTCTTTATATACAATAATGAAAAGCAATAATACATTAACATTTTTATTAGTATTAGCAGGTTTTGTAGTCGTCCTTTATTTAGCACATAATTGGAATCGCCCCTCCCCCGTAGCAAATTCTGGTGAAGTCGTTGTAGGTGATGTTGATGTAACCTATGGATCCGCCACACAAGAAGATATGGGACTCGTAGATAGAGATCCTCGCCAGTCCGAAAGTGTCCCCGTTGGAGCTAGCGAAGGTGAATTAACTGGCGCTGGTGTCCAGGATGATATGAATGTCGCAGATAACAGAGAAGCACAACGCCTTAGACAAGCCTCTTGCTTCCCTAAAGAACAACTCTTACCCGAAGAATTACTCCCCCAAGATAATTCCTCCACATGGGCTCAAGTAAATCCCCAGGGAATGGGATCATTAAAAGATAAAAGCTTCCTTCAGGCTGGTCATAACATTGGTATTAATACTGTCGGTCAGACACTTCGCAACGCTAACCTCCAGTTGCGAAGTGAGCCGAGTAATCCACAGGTTGTTGTCTCACCTTGGGTAAATAGTTCAATCCAGCCTGATACTAACAGAAGACCTTTCGAGATAGGTTCTTGTTAAGTATTATCTGGACATTGGTATTAATACATTAACAATAAAAAATAAAAAATGATTTAAAAATAGTATTATTTGTATATTTAAATAATACTATTAAATGACAGAAGAATACAAATCAAAAAGAAAAACTTTTAAAGAACGAATTGAAGAAGTATCTTTAAAATTTAAAGATAAATTAGACTTTAGTAAATCGGTAAGATTAAATGAAAAAGGAGATATTATTTTTATATGTAAGGATCATGGAGAACAACCAAAAGCAGGAATCTATAATATTTTAAGATCTAAATATGGATGTAAAGATTGTAAAAAAGAAGCAAATTTTAAAATTGAAGGTGATAAATTTATTGAACATGCTAAAAAATTTCATAATAATAAATATGATTATTCTTTAGTAAAATATACAGGAAATAATGAATATGTAAAAATTATTTGTCCAGTTCATGGAGAATTTCCACAAACTCCTAAAAGTCATAAAGAATATGGGTGTAATAAATGTGGATTTAATACAATGATTGAATCTAAAAAGACACCATTAAAATCATTTATTGAAAAAGCAAGTAAAATTCATAATAATAAATATACATATGATAATGTTGTTTATGTAAATAATAAAACATACATTTGGATTACTTGTCCAATTCATGGAGATTTTAAACAAACACCTGCTAATCATACATCAAAAAGTAATCCAAATGGATGTCCTCCATGTGGAACTAAATCACAATCTGAAAAAGTAAGTAAAAAATAAATACCTTGATCTACTTATTTTAATTATTTATAAATTATTTAATCATAAAAAATTATCAATTAATAATAATTTTTTATTTTTTTTATTAAATATATATCTTATAGATCAGAAATATGATATTCATATTCATTACCTTCAGATATAAATATTAATTCTGGATCATCATATTTTTTAATCATTTTTAATAATTCGATAGCCCAATTATTTTTATCATAATATACATCATCTTGTAATAATCTAATAACTGTATATCCATTATCATTTGCTTTTTTCATTTTATATATATCTCTTGTTCTTGTATGTTCTGGTGATTTCCAAGATCCAACTTGTTTAAAATGTTGTTCTCCATCTAATTCAATAATAATTTTATAATCTTCTAA